TGGCTGCTGTCTGGTTCATTGCTTTTTCCCTTTTTCCAAATAAAAAAACCTCGTCTTTCGACGAGGCTTTTGGCCTTTGTTTATAAGGTTTTTTTAGCTCCTACTTCCCGTGGCACTTCTTAAACTTCTTAGCTGTGCCGTAGGAGCCTTCGCCTCGTCGGTTGATGGCTCTTATTTGGTTATTAATGATCCTACTTAATTATAAGCCTTTCCTCAACAAAAGTCAACCGGAAAAGTGGGAAAAAAGTGGATTACTTTTTGCCCTCGGAAGGCTTGATTCTATTGGGACATTTCGCGTTTTGGCAGTAGGTGTTGTGGTCGCGCTGGTTGATCTCCCAAATGGCCCGGATACCTATCCGGTAAAAGTCGGCTAATTGCCGGAGGGTCCAGCCGGCGTCGATTTTGGTTACCAGCTCGCGGTTGCGCTCTGCTTTTTGCGGCCGTCCTATCTTTTTTGTTTCGAGTAGTGTTTTCATACGGCCATTGTACCATATCCTCAACAGCCGTCAAGCGGCAATTAAAAAAGCCCGGGGGCTGCCCGGGCTTGGCTGCTACTTTTTCATTTGTGATTCGATCGCTTCTATCAGCTTCGGCTTGTCTTTTGCCGGCACCAGCATTTCGAATTTTTCGCCGCTGTTTGTCGTCAGCGTCAGCTTGCCGACGGACGGTATGCCCGAGTCGATGCTGGCGATCTGGCCGGCCAGAATTATTTTTTCTTTGTGCGTGAGGCCGGTCGTGTGTACGACCTTGCCGGGGAATACCTGGACCTTGGACCAGGCCCACTTCACGTTCGTTTCGAATAATGGGGTCATTGCTTTTTCCTAAATTAATTTTTTAAAACAGCTTTATCATAGCGCGTTTTTTACCAGCCGGCAATTCCCGGGCCTGGGTGCAGCCGCTTCTTCGCTGCCGGCGGCTGCCGGCGCTTGGCCTCCTGCTGCTGATCGAGCAGCACCTGGGTTGCGGCCTTGGTCAAATCCCAAACCTCCGGCCGGCCCTTCGGCCGCGGCTTGGCTCCGATCCGGACCGGCACGGTTTCGTGCTGCCGGCCCTGGCGCCGCTGCTGCAGCTGTTTGCGGATTTCGTCTGCCTCGCGTTCGTTGATTCCTTTGAAGTAGCGGTAGCGGTCTTCCAGCTCCTTGTTGGTCATCATTGTGTAAATCGTCGAGCTGGCCAGGCTGCTGTGTCCGAGAATGTTCATAACGTCTGCCGCGCTGCCTCCCTTTTTTATGATGTCGTGGCCCATGTGGTGCCGGAAGCTGTGGGCGTTCATGTACGGTATCTTGGCCGTGTTGCTGTAGTGCCGCAGCATCTCGCCGACGCCTTTGACCGACAAGCGCTGCCCTTCCTTGGTGCCGGTGACGGATAAAAATAACGCGTCCGGGTCCTTGAAGTGGAAGACCGTCTGCAGGTGCCGACGCTTGGCCAGCCAGTCTGCTATCGCTTCGCTGGTTTCTTCGGTCCAGTAAATTTCCCGGATCGGCCGCCGACCTTTGTTCTTTTCCGTGCGAATGACGGCCCGGCAATTTTGCAGGTCGACGTCTCCGACGTCGAGCTGTAAAATTTCGCCATTTCGCGCTCCGGTGTCCCATAGCATTTTTATAATTGCCTTGTTGCGAATGTGCCTGGGGTCGTGGCTGTGTTTTGGTATCGCATTCAGCAGCTGGTAGTAGCTCGCTTCGTCCGCTACTCTTGGTATGTTGTACTCTTTGTGCGGCACCGGCACCAGGTTTTCGTCGAGGACCCGGTATCCCTGCAGCCGGAAAAATTCTAAAAATTTTCTAATCGCCATGCACTTGCCGACGAAGCTGTTATGGTCCCAGCCCAGCTCCTTCATACCGTTTAGGTATTCCATAACGTCTTGGAGCCGGATGTCTTCGATGTTTGGGTTTCGTAGGAACAGACAAAACATTCGCAGTTCCCGGTCGTACCCTTTTACGGTATTTCCCTTAACCTTGAAGAGGCGCCAGCCTTTGAATTTGTCTATTGCCTCTGAAAATTTCATCACACAAAAACCCGCTGAAGCGAACAGTGGGTTTTGCGGCAGCCAGGCGTCGTCCAGTTGAATGTACGTCGCGGCTGCAATTTCGCGGTATCCCCATAGGCACCTTACTTCGCACATAATGTGCTGGTAAATGGTCCAATGGTGAACGTCCGCTGTAAGAGCCATTAAGCAGTTACGGTGCAAGTTTACCAAATCCCGCCGTCGCTTGCAAGCCCTGTTATAGGCTCGCTGCCGGTTGGTTACGGCCGGTGGGTATATTTAATTTTCTTTGCGGATCTGTGGATCCTGTGTGGGCGTAAAAAAACAGAACGCGGTGTCCTGTTTTGGTTTTGGTATTTACTCTCCACGTTTGAGCTTAGCAAATTGGCGCGTAGGTGTCAAGGTTAAAAATAAAAAGCGCTATAAAAAATCCCGGGAGCGGCGTCCCGGGATTCGTTGTCCGCTCTTAGTTGGGCGGGCTTTTAGTCAAATGATCCGGCTGCCGGCGAACCCAGGTTTTAAAACACGAGCCGTGGAAAGTCAAGCCGTGCCAATGTACCTTTCCCGGTTCGTAGGGCGCCACGGTGATGTTGCATTCGTGGCAATGACCGGGCTGGGTCTGCGCCAGCGGGGTCTTGTCCGGTTCGCGTCTCGTTGCTACTGCTGCCATGCTGCCTCCTCTGGTGGTGTCCACCAGTCCCGTTTCAGAATTGCAATACAACGCTCGAGCGTCGCGGCGTTGCCGAATAGTAAATGGTACGCTTCGTGGTACTTCCGGGCGCGGGTTAGGGTAAATTCCGCGCCTACGCTCTGCGGCGGTACGTGATGCTCGGTCGGTTGGTTCCGGGCTTCGCGCTGCGCCTTGCTTAGCCGGTACTGCTTCTTGTTGCCTTTCTGGTTCCGGTCGCCTGCCAGGCGGCCGTCCACGTCTTGGTACCGCTGCGCCTGCCAGCTCATTTTATTTTCCTCCTAGTTTTGTTTCAAAGTAACGCGCCAGCGGTGGGATCGGAGGGTCGATTCTCCGGTCCGGCCGTCAGCGTTTTACCGTGGGCTGATTCCTTTCGCCTGTAGTTTTGGTTTGAAGCAATGGCCGCTGTACGGCTCCCAGGGTCCGATGCCGCTGCGGCGGTAAATGAGCAGGGTCGCTTTCAGGTTGTCGGCCGGGTCGTAAATGTCCAGGCCGTGGTTTTTCTGCATCCACTTTTCCCAGGTCGGCCTGTTCAATTGTCCGAAGCCGATGTTGCCGTTGCTGATTTTCACGTCGCCGGCTTTGTGTCCGGCGCGGGTTGTCGGCCAGTAGTGCTGCCAGCCGCTTTCGCATTGTATGATTTCCTGCAGCACTTTAAATTCTGCCGCGGTGGCCAGTCCGGCCAGGTACTTTTTGGCCTCTGCTGGTTCTTTGAGATTTGGCGCCTCTGGTTCCGTTTTGGCGCTCACGTCTGCCGTTTGCATAGAAACGGCTTCAAATTCTGCCCGTGGCGCGTCTTTTTTTTGGTTAGCCGTCTCTTTACTCGCACAATATGGGGCTGCCAAAAGCGCGGCGGCGAATCCTGCTGCTATAGCGATTTTAATCGCGAGCCTGATAGCTGTTTTTGGCATGTTGAATTCTGCCTCGGTCCGGGCCTTCGGCTAACCCTCCACGCCTCGGCGCGGTTAATGGTCCCGGGCTACTGCTTGCCGGCTGTGGTCCGGGTGTCCGGGATCCACTTCCTGGCAAAGTTCACGAAGGCGCTCCAGCCTACCCAAATGAGCGGCGTGAGGTTGTAGCTGCCGGCAGCAAATTCGGCCGGCCCTACCTGGAAGCTGTGCCAAGTCAGGATAAAACTGGCGCCGGTCAGCTGCCGTGTTATCTCGGTCAGCAACGCGCCGGCTACGGCGATGCCTATGCCCTTGGCTATGCTTATAGCTTCCTGCTTGGTTATCTGGAAGGCCGGGCTGCCGACGATTTCGTATATTCGGTTCATGGTTTTGTTGTCCTTTTGCGATTTAATGTTTTAGGCGCTCTTAAACAGAACGCTCGATACAATGGTAAACTTTGCCAGTTCGCTGTCTGCCAAAGTCACCACGCTGTTGCTGTCGCCGCCGAGCCGGATAAACGCCGGCCAGTCGGCTACTGGCACCAGGTTGCTGCCGACCAGTACGTAAATGGTCGGGTTATTCTGGATTTTGTATCCGATAGTTTTTGCCATAGTTGGCTGCTCCTTTACGGTTGTTAAAACCATTAATTGGTAAGGTATCGCGTAGTCGCTGCTCAGCTGCTTCAAATCCGGCGGGTAGCTGTCGAGGATTTCCTGGTCGTCTGTCTGGCCTACGGCGTGGTTGGTGGCATCGCCGGCGTTGCACCACTTGACCGGGCTGTCGCTGCTCCAGCCGGCGCACGTGCATACCGCGCTGTAAAGGGAGCAGGCTTTGAGCGCCTCTCCTTCCTCGATGTTGCGCCATTGGTACGGCAGGTCTACCCACTTCAAAAATTCCAAACCGAGCGAGCGGATTTCCGGCGTGATTAATTCCTTGTTATAAAATCCGGCCCAGTCGCCTGGCTGATAGCCGTCCGGCCCTGGCAGGGTTCCTGCCGGCAGGAGGCCGTTCTTTCGCGCGGTGTCTGCTACGACCTGCAGCCAGTTTCCGTTTTGGGTCGTGCCGGCCATAATGCCGAGGACCTGCGGGTCAAATAAAAACGTTCCTTGCGGGTACCCGTCCGGGTACTGTATGTACTTGTTCGCCTTGGCCCACTCGACAAACGCTGCCGGCAGCATGCCTTCCCATAGCATGCAGTTCAAATCGGCCGCGACTTTGCGGCACAGGCCGTAGCCGGTGCAGTCGTTGCTCTCGAATCCGGTCTTGGCGCTCTTTTGCCGCTGCAGCGGCGGCCGGTACTTGGCCCACTTGCCGGTCGGGTTGAGGATCCTGGCGTCTAAGCCGCGCAGCGGGTTACCCGGGTCTCCCTGTACGTAGTCGGTCAGCTTGATTGGCTGCTCCGGTATGAGTAGCCCGGTGAAGGTATTTGGTTCCATGGTTTTTTCTCCTCGGTTTTTTTGGTTACTTTTTCTGCTGCGCCGCTTGGTCTTCGGCTTTGAGGCTGGGGTCGTGCAGGTACAGTAAGTGGGTTAGGTTTCCGTCCTGGGTTTTCTGGCTCGCCTCGAGCGCCTGGATCCGCTTTTCGTGGTCGCTCAGTAGCAGGCTGACGCGTTCGGACAGGACCGCGACTTCTTGCCGCAGTCCGCTTATGGTCGTCACGCCGGCCACGATTAAACCGATCAAGGTCAGGGCCAGGGCGATCCAGCCGCGCAGGCCATTGAAGGCTCCGGCCACGATTTTACTGGCCTTGTTTTCCATCCTGGCTTCTTCGTTGGTTTCAATTTCACGGGACATTGGTTTTGATTTTAACTGCTTATTTATAAAATTTGCAGCTTTTTAGCTATCAAGAGCAGCAGGTCCTTGGCCTGGACGTCGGTCAGGTCGCTGCCCTTTTTGATTTTGTTCTTTTTCAAGGTCTCGACCGTCTGCAGATGGGCTTTATCTTCGGGCGTCAGGACGGTTTCTGTCGCGCCGGATCCGTGTTGGATTTTTTGCATGGCTTTAAATGTTTAAGGTTACGGCCAGGCGCTTGGCGCTCGGAGTCTGGCTGGTGTCGCCGCGGCTCATTATGACCCGGACGCGGAACTTGTTCTCCGGGGTGCCTGGGGTGTAGCTGTACTGGTCTTCCACGTAGGTGGCGCCGTCGACCGTGACTTCAGCGCTCCGGACGTAGGTCATGTTCTGGTAGCTGTGGCTGGCCGCGCTGTCGACCAGGCTGACCTGGGGGATGGCCGCGACCTTGACGATTTTGTCTGCCGTGGTAAAGCCGGCGGCCGCGCTCACGGCCGGGGTAAAGGTCAGGGTGCTGGTGGGGTTGAGCTGCTTGATACGGCAGACGATCGTGCCGGCTGCTGAGCCTTGGCCGGCGCCGAGCGTCATGGCGGTGGTGGTTGTCGTCGCTGGCTTGGTCGCGCCGGCGAAGCAGACTTTGCCGGCGGTGAAGTAGTCCTGGAAGCGGCTGGTGCTGCCGGCGTCAAAGGTAAACCCGGCCTGGTTCATGTTGTTGTTGGTCCCTAATACGCCGAAGACCATGTCGCCGTTGGTAGTGGCGGTGCTGGTGGAAACCGGCAGGGTGCCGCCGCCGGCTGCGCTGACGTTGTCCGCGTCGCTCGCGTTGGTAAAGCTGACCGAGGAGGCGGTGAAGGTGCAGCTGGCGCCGAAGGTTATGACCACGTTGTTGGCGCCGGTGGCTGGGCTGGTCTTCTTGAAGAGGCTGATCGTGTTGACGCCGTCGTTGCCGGCTGCTACGTCTGCGAATTTAGTCATGGCCGCGCCGGCGTAGGTGACCGCTGGTGCCACGCCGCCGGTGTAGTACACGGCCACGACGAGGAAGGGGTTGGTCGCGCTGTTGGTGTGGGCGAAGGTGCCGCTCGTTCCGGTGGTGGCGGCCAAGGTGGCGGTCGCGTCAAAGGCTGCCGCGGCGCCGTCGCTGCCGACGCTGACGCCGCTGATTGTCTTGCGCTCGCGGTACTTGGTGGTGGCGTTGTAAAGCTCTATCACGTCGCCGGCGGCAAACGTGCCGCTGGTGACCCGGGTCCCGACGGTCGTCGCTCCCTGGGCGGCTGCGCCGGTGGGCGTGTACTGCTCCGCGTTGGTCCGCATGAGCCAGGCGTTAATGCCGGCCATGTCCTGGCTGAAGGTCGTCTCCTTGCTTTGGTAGAGGTCCTTCTTCCAGCCAGCCGTCATGGTTATTTTTTTGTTGGTGGTGTCTATGGCGGTGCTGGTCTTCTTGGCGGTGCCGCCGCTGTAGGTGTTAGCCAGGGCGTTCTGCACGAATACGCTGTTGCCCAGGGTCAGCTGGAAGTTGCTAAAGCTAAACGTCCAGATCCAGTTGGCGTTGTTGTTGGAGCTGTAGTTGTCGTACACGTTTACCTGGATGGTGGGGTTGCTGGTCGTTGGCACGAAGGTGGTGCTGAAGTTGTAGCTGCCGCCGCCGTAGGGCGTGGTGTAGGCTGCCGCCTGGACGCCGCCGATTTTTATTTCAATCGTGAAGTCGTTGCCGAAGCTGGCCGCCGCGGTCCACGCGCAGTTTAGGGTCAGCGTGTAGGTGGCGCCAATGGTCAGGCCGCTGGCTGCTTTCGAGAGGGTGCCGATGCTGCTGTCGCCGCCGACCGGGCTGTTCCAGGCGCTCTGGATCCGGCGCTGGGTGTTGCTGTTGACCAGGCCGCTGTCGCTCCAGTTGGCCGGCTTGGTGGTGGAAAAGGCAAAGCTGGCCAGGTTCGATTCGACCACGTTGCTGGCTTTTCCGGTGACCGTGTTGATCTCCTGGTTGCTGCCGTCGCCGATAATAATCAGGTCGCCGGCGCTAAAGTTGGCCAGCTCGGCGTCGCTGTTGACCGTGAACTTGGTCTGGCCGGCGGTGCCGGCGACGTTGGTCCCGGCGTTGGCGGTGCTCTCGGCCTTGGTCGTATCGGAGAAGGCGTCGAAGAAGAGGCCCTGGTACGGCGTCGCTTTGCTGGCGATATAATTTTCCATGTACAGTTCTTCGATGTTGTGGCTGTTCTGGAGAATTAAATTTACTATCGTGTTGAGGTCGGCTGCCGGCAGGCCCTCGCCTATCGCGTATGTGTTTTTTAGCATGGCTGTGGTTCCTTTCCGGTTAGTTGACCGAGCTTAATGTTAAGGTGTAGTCAATCGTCAGCGTCTCTGTGTTGGCCTTGGTGATGTTGATAGCCACGCGGCTGAAGAGGGTTCCGGATCCTGGGGTGCTGCTGCCGCCGATATAAATGCCGGCTTCACGGAAGGTTCCGCTGCACTCGGCTGCGGTGTAGTAGGCTGAGGCGTACACAATGGCGCCGCTGCGGGTCCGGCTGGCTATGGCCTTCCTAAAGGTCGGCGTCTGCAGCGCGGTGTCGCCGGCTGCCGGCGCGTTGGTTCCGGTCCCGAGTTCGGTGTAAGACAGGGTCATGGGGCTGACGCTGGGGCTGGCATCGGCCAGCTGGGAAGCTAACGCCGCCAGGCCAGCGTCTGGAATTTTGTTGTGGTATTCTTCGACCCGGACCTTGCCGGTTACGGTGTCGGTAAAGGTGAAGCGGTACACGCCTTCTAAGCCGGCGCGTTCCTGCTTTTTGACTTCTATGTCTGTTTGGTTGGTTTGCATAGCTTTGTTTTTAAAAATTTTATTGATTAACAAAGGGGTGAGTTGTCCAGCAAAAACTGCCGCTTGTGGTCGGATCCGTTGTACTGAATGTTTGGCACGTACGGGCCAAGGACGAATTCGGTCGGGTAGTTTACCGGCTGGGTGACTGGCGTGTCCGCTACGGCTACGCCTTCGATCTGCATGTTGTGGCTCTTGGAAACTACGAAGCTGTCGGCTACGCTTCCTTCTTCGCTGCAGCTGTACAGCCGGTCGATGGTCGCGTTTTCGTTCGGGTCGAGCATGTCGGTCTGGCCGGCGGTGGTGAGCTGTTTTAAAAGGTCGATAATGGTCACGTCTTCGCTGGCCAGCAGTTCGACGTCGTAGCGGAAAGCGCTCGGCGTGTGGAAGGTGGTCCGGATAGCGGTGATTTTAAAAGTCAGGGAAATGCCGGCGCTCGCCAAATTGACGCCGAGGCTCTGGCCGGTGTGCAGTCCGTCGCTGTAGGTGGTGAAGCTCGCTTTGTGGCTGGGGTTGGCGTACTTGGTCAGCTCGGCCGTAGCTCTCTGGTCGGCGGTCGTCTTGTTGGTTATGCGTTCGTCAATAATCATGTACTGGTACTCGCCGTACTTGGCCATGGATCCGAGTTCCATTTTTTCGCTCAGCAGTTTATAAATCGGCTGCCCGGCTGTCTTGATTCTGTCGTTGGCTGCCGGCTTGCTCGCTGCCGGGAAAATGAGCAGCCCGTCGTTCTTGTTGTACAGGCAGTCCTTGCCGGCCGGGTCGTCGACGCCGTCGATACCTACGTTCAACGTGACCCAGGTGGTGGGCGTGGCGGCGAGGGCTTTCTGCGCGACGAAGGCGTCGAGGCTGTAGCCGACAAAGAACACGGTCTGTGCGCCGTCGGCGATCTGCTCGTTGGTTACTGTCTGGCCGTTGGTGCTGCCGCCTTTGACTATCACGTGGTTCCGTATCTGGCTGTAGTCGGTTGTCATTTTGAAGCTGCCGGTTACCAGGTTGCCGTTGTCTTCGCTTAGGGCAAACGGGGCGGACAGGCTCTTTTCCGCGAAGAGGTGGATGTCCTTGTTTTCGTCAATGTACCAGTCGTAGTTGCCCAGCTGGGTGCAGATCTGGTTTAGGGCTTCGGTTACCGGGCAGTAATTAAAAACGATTTTTTGCAGCACGGGTCCGGGGTTGGCTACGCCGGCCATGGTGAAGGTGCCGTCCGTGAAATTGGTTAAAATGTCGGCTACGACGTCGTGCAGCGTCTGGTTGGTGGTGTTGTAAACTTTGGCCACGAGTTTCCGGTCCAGCGTGTGGCTCCAGTCCTTGCATTGCGCCGTTACCTTTTTGTACCCGCCGGCGTCCGGTTCCTCGGTAATGTTTAAAATGGTCCCGCCGAATATCACGGTGCTGCCGTTCTTTACTTCCACGGTGTCGCCGACTGCCGGCTGGTAGGTTTGGCTGGGGCTGACGGCCAGGCTGAAGCGGCACGTGTCCGGCTCGCGGGTCAGCACGTCCTTCTTTTCGAAGGTCTTCCAGTCTATGAGGCTGGTTCTGTCTGCCGTGTTAATTTTCAGCGTTATCATAAATTTACAGGCCGAGCCTGGTTACTAATTTCAAACGGGCCGCGATCTGGTTACCGATCTCGACCGCTGCTTCCTGGTCACTCATAAAGGTGTTACCCGTAACGACCACGGTTAACCCGCCGCCTTGTCCGGCGCCGAGCTGGTTCAAACGGTCGAGCGGTATAACCGCTTCGGGTCCGGCCTCGCCTACCCAGGACAGGGTCGGCTGCGTAACAATGCCGCCGGTGGCCAGGCCGAGGACGCTCTTGGTCTTGGCGTTGAGCCAGTTCATGCCGCCGCTTACTGTGCTGCCGACCTTGTTGGCCGCGTCCAGCACGGGCTGAATTATGCTCATGATTTGGTTAGCCGCGGCTTGAAAAATTTGCGTTATCTGCTCCCACACGCCTTTGAAAAAGTCCCGGATCGCGTTCCACACTTTTTCCGTGGTTTCCTTTATCCGGTCCCAATTGTCAATAATTAAATCGACCGCTTTTACTATCGCTACCACGAGCGGCCCGATCGGACCGAGAGCCAGGGCAATGGTCGCCAGGTGGTTTTTTATCCAGTCCCAAACCTCGGCGGCCTTTTGCTTTACCAGGTCCCAATGCCTAATTATCCATAGGACGCCTTCGACAATTCCGACAATCAAAGCGCCGGCCAGCATCCAGGGCGCGAGGGCCACGGCGCCGGCTACGAAGGCCGGTATTACGGTCGTGAATAAAGTCACGGCCATTGAAATAAACGCCGGTATCAAAGCTCCCAAAATCGCGCCGGCAATTATGAGCATTATTTCCTTATGCTCGCGCATCCATTGAATTATCTCTTTCGTTTTTTCTATCCATTGCGGCAGCTGGTTGGTGACGAATTCGTTTACCACGGTCAGCAGCTTGGTCAAAATCGGCAGCGGCTGGTCGCCGACGGTTTCCATAAAGTTTCCCCAGCCGACTTTCAAAGCTGCCATTTGTCCCTGGAAGGTCGAGGCGTAGGCCGCGCTCTGGCCGGCTACCTTTTGCTGCAGCTCGGCGAGCTGCTGCATGGGCGTCTTGGTTTCGTCTACCTCTACGTCGAATTCCTTTAGGATCCTGCCGTTGCCGGACAGGACCATGCCGACCATTTGGCTGGCCTGGGCCAGGTCCATGTTCTTGGCCCTGGCGAGGTCCATCGCGATCTGGTTTAGTTTCAGCGCCTCGGTCATATCGCCGGTCCGCTGGTACAGTTTGGCCACGCTGTTGGCCGCGTCTTCGTCGTCAAACCCGAGCTTAATGGCCGCCTCGGCCGCTTTCAAAACCGCAGCGCGGTTGGCTTCGAAGTTGCCCTTGCTGGCTTTTAGCGTCGCGTCCATTTTGGCGTCCTCGGCCTGGGCGTCGCTGGCGGCTTTTACCGCTGCATAGCCAAAGCCGGCAGCTGCTACGCCGGCTCCGAGTAAGGCTGCGCCGAACACTTTGCTGGCGTTGGCTGCCGGCTCCATGCTGCTCTGTATGCCTTTTAGCTTGTTGTTGATTTGGTCGACGGCGGCGCTCGCTTCGTCGCGCAGCCGGACCAGTATGGATACTTCGCTTTGTGCGGCCATGGGTTTGTTTCGTTAGGTTTTCTTTTTTTGTGCTGCGCTCTCGGCCTGCAGCATGTCGAGAATGGTGTCGATAAACGGCGCCGGCTGGGCCTGGTATTCCTGGTACGTCCACTTCATTTCGCGGCACAGGAGGGCCGCGACCATATCCTCAGTTAGCTCTGCGCTGCCGGCGTTGTAGTAGCGCTCCCATTGGTACCGGGTTTCGTCTCTAAAAAACCGCCGTCCAGCTCCCCTGCCGCCTTCACTACGCAGTCGTAGTCTGCCGGGCGGCACTCCAGCAGTGCCTCTATCGCTGCCGGTCCGTTGTGGCTCTTGCCGCCGACGGTTAAGCTGACCAGGGCCAGCTCGAGCAGCTTGGCTTCGGCCTGCTCTATGACCTCGCCGGATAAGTCTCCGGTGGTCGTGGATCCGTCTTTGGCGTTCAGGTTTATTGATTTCAAATACACGCGGCGCAGCTCGTTGCGCTCCTTGGCCGTCAGGTAGGTCTTCAGTTCGGCAACGGCGCCGGCCGGCGTGGTTACGGTTCTGGTTTCTCGCATGGCTTTTTTCTCCTCGGGATAAGTTAATTATTTTAGTAGCTGGCTACCGCGTTGGTTGCGGTTACTACCACGCTCTTGGCGTCGGCCAGGCTGTAGTGGGCTTTAAACTTCACGGTCTGTTTGACCACGTCGTTGCCCTTCAGCGGCCGGGTCAGTTCCTCGAACGTGACCTTGTAGAAGTCCATTTTGACTTCAGGGTGCGCGGCGTTGCCAATGGTCACGTCGCCGTTTAGGAAATCGATCCGCATAGCCTGGGCGGTGCCGGCTAAGTAGGCGGTCTTGAAGTCGCTGTCGCCGGACCAGGTGGCTTCGAATTCTCCCTCAATGGCCAGGTTGCGGTTTAGCGTGTCGGTCTGGCTGGTCGAGCCGATGGTGTCTTCGTCTTCCAGGTTCTTCTTAATGCTCAGCTTCAGGTTCCTGGCAGCGATTGCCGTGGCGCCGGTGAGACCTGCCACGGTGGCTGCGATTTTAATGCTCACGTGGCTCGACAGGAACAGGTTCTCAGCGGTCTTGGCCGGCGAAAGGGATCCGGCGGTTACCGCGGCCTTGGCGCGGAAGGCTGCGCTTAGCTCCACGCGCTTGCCCGGCTCTGCGGCAATTTCCAAGCTGTCCAAGCAGCCGAGGGCGTGTTTGTAGTCGGCTGCGCCTACCGGGTCGTCGACGAAAATCGTGGCGGCCGGGTGCTGCACCGACTGGCTGACCGTGATGCTGTGGTCCTTAATGCTGGCGTCGCTGTCCGCGTTGTCTCCGCTGCTGACCGCGCCGAGGGCCAGTACCAAAAGCAAGGGGAAGCTCTTGTCGCCGGCGTACATTTTCACGCTGGCCTTGGCTGCCTTCTTGGTTATGCTGCTGCCGCTGGTTTCCTCTATCACGCCATTGACCTGGTCGTCGACGGCTTTTTCTACGTAGTCTTCCACGGTGGCCTCGGTTACCGGCAGCCAGTAGGTTACGGCGGTCTCAGCGGTGCCGCGGACGGCTTCCTTGCTGAGTCCGATTTGTATTTGTCTGCCTATTCCTTTTCCCATAAATTTATTTTTAATTTCTTAATTATTTTTGATTGGTTACTTTATCTCGATCCGGGCCTGCTCCCATTTGTCCTGGGCTTCCTCCGGACTGGCGGCTTCGATCGCCGCCGGCTGGTACTTGCCGTCGCCGGCGAAGTGGTACACGTCCGTTTTGGCCTTCACGGGTTTTTCCGTTTTGGCCGGCGCGGTGTGCATGCTCTTGTCGTGGTAGTCTCTTTGCATATTAGGTTATGTTAGTGTCGGCCTTGGCCCTGATCTGGACCGCGAATGCGACCAGCTGGTGGCCTTGGCTTACTATTGGTTCGGGCTGGCTGGTCGACGGTTCGACTGCTCCGTCGGCTTGGCCGCCAAGGGTATAGTTTTTGTCGATCTGGTCCATTAACGCTTCGATCAAGTCTTCCAGGTCGCCGGCCTGCGCGATGTTTTCCAATTTCTGCAGCACGACGATTTGGAAGGTGTATACCCGCTGGTTGGTCTGGAAGGTGCTGACCGTGCTGGCCGTTACCTCCGGGCTGGTTAAAATCGCGGCTGGGTAGTGGGCGACGCTCCGCTGCAGGAGCGGCATTTTGAAGTCGTCGACCTGTACCTCTTTCAGCTTGCCGGCGGTTACGAGCGGGTCGAGGACCAGCTCCTTGATCTTGGTTTTTAAGTCTGCCATTTTGCTCATATGGTTTTCCTTTAGGCTGTGGCGAGCGCTTCGGCTACCTGGTCGGTCGCTTCGGCGAATATCCTGTTAATGTCCGGCTGGGCTTTTTTTACTATCCGCTCCATAAACCGGTTAGGTCCCTTCATGCGGCCGAGGCCCTCATGCACAATAATTGCGTAGCGGACCGTGGGGCCGATAATTCCTACCAGGTTGTAGGGGTTGGCCAGGTGGGTGCCTTCCAAAAACGACAGGGACAGTTTGCCGGTTCTTAGGGCGCGGGGCGTCTTAAACTGGAAGATGCCGCCGTTGCCGTAGTCTCCTTCGTTGCCGTATTTCTGTATCAGGAACAGCGTCGCGTTTATTGCCCTGCTGTATCGGTCGCCGGCTATCTCCGGGTACCGCTCGAGGTTCTTCACCACTTTGCTCAGTCCGCTGATTTGTACGTCTACGAAGGTTGCCATTTTTGTGTGCTTAGAATTTTGTCCGGCGGTAGTTTTCCAGCACCAGCCTGTCCTGCTCTGGCAGGACCTTTTCCCAGGTGATGCTGCCGCCTTCGAACTGTTCGCTGTCCTTACCCTCGCTCTTGCGCTTACTGTACAGTTTGCTCACGGCCCGGGTGGCCAGGTCAGTCAGTACGCGGGGCAGGTTGTGCTTGGTCGCGTCCGTCTCGGCCGTCCAGTCGATCTTGTAGCCGGCGGTGTAGGTTACGCGGTAGTAGTTCGGTATGGCCACGGTCCGGAAGTACGTATTTATAATTCCGCTCTCGCTGTACTGGACCGGGCTGCCTTCGGCCGGCACCACGGTCTGTCCGTCGTACTCGAGTTCGTAGCTGCTGCTCGGTACTTCGTTCCAGGTCCGGGCGGCCGGGGTGCCGGCTGCGACTTCCACTTTGTCGACTGAGGTGACCGGCGCGTTGTCTACGGCCAGGAAGCTGGCGCCTTCGGGCGCGGTTATAATTTCGCTGTACTTGGCTTCCAAAAATTGCCGGTTGCAGTAGCTCTCTACCCAGCCGGTAAAACCGGCGATGTACTGGTCGATCAAATTGTCAAAGCTGGCCACGTCTATTCCCAGGGCCGCTTTGACGCGCTCCTTGCTGGTTAGGGCGCCGGGGATGTTGTATGTTGGATCGGGCATGGTTGTAAAAAAATTAGTTATTGCGGCCGGGCGGCTTATGGACCTGACGCCGCTCCCGGCAGGCGTTTGGCTGGCAGGCAAGGCCCGAGGATTTGTGGGTCTTGTCTGGGAGTCGTCCGGCAATTTTGGCCGGCAGGTCCTACCGTGTCATTTGGCACCTATCCCGAGGAGGGGAAATGGCCAGGGGTATTTCGTACCCGGTTAGCTGCCGGACCTTGGCGGGTTCGGCAGCCTGCTGGGGACGGAACGGTTTATTGGGCTGGGCTGTTCTGGTAGCCGCCGAGTTCGAACACGCCGCTGCAGGGGCAGGACGGGGTCGTGCCGGCTAAGGTCACCACGGCTTTCAGGTAGCGCTTGGCGGTGGCGGTGTCGAGGTTCTCGACCGCGATCTGCAGGGTCTGGTTGTCCGCGGTGATGTCCGCATCGGCCACGAGGTCCGCGAAGGTGCCGTCGCTGGTATCGCAATGCTGGATTTTGACCTTGTAGGTCTCGTTGCCGCTGGCCAGGTCAATGTCGCCGACGGTCAGGACCAGCTTCGCGCTGGTGGCGCCGATTGTGTCTACCGCGTCGCCGGTTACGGTTGAGGTGTAAACGGCCGGCTTAATGCTGACCTTGCTCACCACGTTCTCTTTTACGCTGTCTTCCATTTTTTTCTCCAATGCTGCCGGATGCCTGTAGCACCTGGCTGCTTTAATTTTGCTCTGACCCGCCGTCGGTCTGATCGGCTTCCGGCTGGGTCGTTTCCGGTGTGGTGGTAGGCTCCGGGGCCGGAGCTGGGGTCCCGGTCTGGTCCGGCACCTGCACGGTGCTGGTGCCTTCCGGGGTATTTACCAAAATTTCGGGCATGTCAGTTTTGTTTAATAATTTTTTATCGTACCCCCGGGCCGGGAGGATCCGGCCCGGGGTTTGGTTGCCTACGTTAGGTCCGCTTAGCTTGCAGCGGTCTTGGCAATCACGAAGGCTTTCGGAATGGTGATTCCGAAGGCGTGTTCGTGTTCGAAGACCATTGCGCGTTGGCCGGCCAGGGCGATTTCCTTGCCGCCAAAGGTACCGGAGCGGTGTTCCTCTACGCTGAGCTTGCCAGTGTCGCCAAAGGCAGCAGCGGAGAAGTTACCGAACACGATAAATTTGGTAGAGGCTTGGTCCGCGGTGCTGGTGCCGGGCAAGTGGCGCACGGTGAAGACTGGGAAGCCCAGGATTTCACCGGCGAGCTTGACGCCGCCGCCAGTCGGGTTGTTGGCCAAGACGCCATTCGAGGCTGCACCTGCCATCGGCAGGATGTAGTTCCCGGTGGTGCCGTCCTTCTGGACGCGGAGCTTGGCCCACACGGTGCGGTTCATGTAGAAAGCCGCACCTGGCAGGAGGGATTCCTCGAGGGTGCCGATCATATCGGACGCGTCGTCGAGGACCTTGAATTCGGCGAAGGTGTTCTGACCGCTCGCCAACGTGATAACGTTAGTCAGGTTGTCCGGGACGTTGGTGATCCCGGTGAAGGGATTGCCGTCGCCGACGAACGCCTGCTTGTCAATCATGTTATTCAAGGACTCCGCTGCCAAAGCCAACAGCCAATCGGCCAGGTTAACCGTGGCGGTCCTGAGCAAGCCCTTGCTTACGGCAAAGGCCAGGGTCCAGCGCTTGGTCACCAGCTGAGTCTTGCCAAAGGCAGACAGGGTGGTGATTGTAGCGGCGGTGTCGTAGTCGTTGTACGCTCCTTCTAAGAAGGCGCCGGTGTAATTCGGCACGTCCAATTCGTACGCGCTGCTCATGTCCCACTTCGTAGCCTGGCTCATCACCAGACCGACGGAAGCGGCGATGCGGCTAATGGCAGAGGCGACCTCGACCGGCACCAAGGCGCCGCCGTTTCCAGCGGTGTCCGGTACCTGGCCGGTGACAGTCTTCTGGCCCATCGCCACGCTCTTAACGTGTTCAGCGAAGGCCATTTTCTGGTCGTCGCTTAACCCGGAGCGGTCCTTGCCGGTCAATGCTCGGTCAAGGCGCATCTTTTCCACGATTGACTTAGTCTCGCTCGCGACCATGGGTCCGACGACGTCCTTGAGTTTTTGCTCCATGACGGTGTCGAAGGCGGTCTCGAGTTTGGCCTGCAATGCTTTGAGTTGTTCTTCGTTCATGTGGTTGGTTCCTTATTGGTCCGGTCAGCCGTCGTCCTATCGGTCGACGGCAGCCGGACCCACGTCAATAATTTTTAAGTATTATTTATTGCCGGAGCGCTCTCTAATTTTCTGGTTCGCGTTTTTGAGCGCGTTGTTTAACGCTTTGTCAGCGACCCGGAGGACACGGCGTACGTCGAGCCAGGAGTCCAGGCTCTTGAATACTTCGTCTCCCTCGGCGCTGGGTTCGACCTTTGGTTCTGCAGGGTCTGCAGTTTTTAGCTGCTGATCCTCTCCCTGTGCTTTACCGTCCCCAGGCTCGCTCTCATCGAGCAAGTCCTGAAGCGCGGTCGCTGTTTCTTTTAGCAGGCCCACAGCCTTGGTCACTCTCTCGCGGTTCTTGCTGCTCAGTACGCGGCCTTCTTTGGTCGCGGTGGGGTTTGTGATCTTACCTTCTTCTTCGTCGCCTTCCTCGCCGGCTGCCAGTTCCTGTATAGCGAGGGCTGCTTCGGTCATTGCATCCGTTACTTTGGTCTGCATGTCGGTCATAATTGCGCCGCAGGCTGCCGGCATGTCGTCTGCTGCGGCTTTGGCCTTTTGCCCGTTTTCCCCATTTTCGGCACCTGTTTGCGCTTTTTCGGCTTCAGAATTTGGCTTTACAGCCTCGTTTTCGGCCGGGGCTGGGGTTTCGGTCGTCGGTTTTTCCGGTTCCGGGGTCACTTGCTGCGGCTGCTGCGAGTTGTCTACCGGCTCGCCTTCCTTGGTCGCTTCGACCACGAGGCCCTTGGCTTTGAATTCAGCCAGGTCGCAGCCGGCGGCTTTCAGCTGGTCTTCCACGTACGGGTTGGCCGGGATCGGCACGAAGGAGAATTCCAAAAGTTCGGCTTTGGTGATTTCGGGTCCGTTCTGCTCTTTGACAATAAAGCCCACGCTGGTCTTGGTTAAAATGCCGGCGTCGTAGGCGGCCCTCACCTGCTGCGCGAACGGGTTGGCTTCAGCCGGGGCGAAGTGGCCCTTGGCACGTAGCACCTTCTTGCCGTTCTGTACCACGACCTCGATCGAGTCGGTTAAACCGACCGGCATGCTCCAGCTGTCGTGGGCAAATAGTACGATTGGGTTGTCCTTGTAGCGGTCCAATTCCCAGCCGTCCTGCCGGACGATTTCCCCGTGGCGGTCGACGTCTTCGGTCGAGACCACGACTTCAAAGTTTCCGGTGTCCTTGGCGGCCTTGATTTTTTCGGTCACCTCGACCGCAGCCGGCTCGGCCATTTTCTCGCGCAGCATGCTGGCTATTTCTGCGCTGAATTTTTTTAGTTCTTCGTTCATAGTTTTTGTTAGCCTTACTTAATTTTTAAATTTGGATTTTTTCCGGCCGGATCTGGCACCGGCAGTTCGGGTGCAGGGCGCCGCCACTCACGTCGTCGTAGGTGACTTCCATGGTGCCGCCGGCGCTGCCCTCGATTGTCTCTCCCTTGTTATAAAAGTTCTGGTCAATGTCCACGATTTTGCCGTGCATGGGTCCGCAGAATTCGCATACCAGCTCGTCCGCTGCGGTGTACCACTTCAGGCTCTTTACGACGCCGCTCTGTTCGTAGGCGGTCCGGGCGCCGCTGTTGGCCACGCGGAAGCTCTCGGTCCGGGCCACGGTCTCTGCCTGGGCGGTATCCTTCCACTCGTAAATCCCGGATACCAGGTCTGTCAGTTCGTCCATGCTTAGCCCATCGAGGATGCCGGCTTCCAATTTGTCGCGCAGTACCTTCAGGGTGGTTTCCTCGTAGCTGCCGGCCATCAGTTCTATCGCATGGTCGAGGGCCTTGTCTATCTGCGGCGTGACGACGTCGAGGTCCGGGGTGCCTATGAGCGTTGCGGCGGCCTTGGCTTCCTTTTTGAATAATTCCTTAATCGCCGGCGTGGTCAGGTCAATTACCGACAGGACCATTTCTTCTTCGTCTAGAATGTCCTTGAGGCTCGGTTTGGCTTTGGTCTTGCTGCCGGCGTAGGCTTTGGCAATTTTGGCCAGGTTTTCCAGCACGATTTCCTTTTCCTTGCTGTTATGTTCGCGCAGCTTCTTGGCTATCAGCTTTTCGTACGGGGTTACGCGCTGGAGGAAGGCTTTGTGCAGCGGTTCGAATTCCGTGTCGCTCATGTTTTCCAGGCCCTTTTGCACGACCGCTTCGACCGCTCTCTGGTTGGCTTCGATTTCCTTGGCGGCAAATTCGGCCAGCGTCCTGGCTATCGCGCTGCGGCTCTCGGCGATCCGGGCGCCGCGGCTCTTGGTCTTCTTGCCGTTGACCTTGGTTGCCGGGGTGTTCATTTGCTTCGGCTCCGGGGATCCGACTGGCACGAGGCCAAACGGGGCCATTATGCTTTCGCCGCCGGTGACCTTGTCGAGGCCCTGCGCTTCGCGGGCTTCGTTCAGGCTCATCCACGGCGCGTTGCCGAGGGCTGCCTGGAATTTCTTTATCTGCATTTCCTCGTTTTCCGGCACCGGGTCTTTGAAGGTCAGGTACAGGTCCGCGCCAAAACGCGGCACCAGCTTTTCGTTCAGGTGGCCCACGATTTGCTGCATCTTCGGTTTTATGGTCCGCTTAATAAACACGTAGTCGGTCGTTTCGGCGTTGGCCCGGTTTACGTCGTCGGTAATACCCAGCACGGTCCGCGGTACACGGAAGCCGGCCAGAATTTTGTTCTGCATGGTGGCCAGCAAATTGGCGAAGTCGAGGTCCTTCATGCCGCTGCCGGGGTCTGTGTACTTGGTCCCTTTGGGCAGCACCACGCCTTTGTACGCGTTGCCCAGCCCTTGGTAGGTAGCTTCGAAGGTTTTCTGCAGCAGCTTCAGGTTCTTTTCGTTGCTGGCTTCGCTCTCCAAAATGTAGCCGAGCTTGGTGCCGTTCTTGAAAAATTGGCGGTTGAATTCCATGGCGAAGTTGTCGGCCTGAATCCAGCTCGCTATGGCCTGCACGGTCCCGATACCGACGAAGGGGTTGGAGGGGTCCGGGTAGCGGATGTGGACGATTTCGTAAGGCTGGAAGGTGTAACGCCGGCCCTGGTCTTCGTACTCGTAGCTTTCAATTTTGCCGGGGAAGGTGTTGCGGCTGATGTTGACGCGCACCCGGCTGGCTACGAGCGGGTGGATAGCCACGGGCTTGCCGGTTTCGTTTTTGACGCCTTCGAGGTACCAGTACGCGTTGCCTATGGCTTCCAGGTGGCCGGCGGTCAGGTAGCGCAAGTCGTAGCCGGTCATTGATTCGTTGACCGCTTCGAGTATGTCCAGCAGTTCGTGTTCCGGCTGGGCTTCGTAGCCTTTGCCCGTGACCCGGTATAGCTGGAATTCCATGTTGGCGATTTCTTCCTCGATCGCGCGTATGCAGGCGTAGCTCCAGCCGCTGTAAAGCTGCAGCGCCTGGCGCTGAGACAGCGGCCCGTCTTCGTTTGCTAAAATCGCGGCCAGCGCATGGCTGGTCAAACCGGCAGCGCCGGCTTGGTCTGCGTCCGCGCTCTTGCGGACGAGTCCAACGCCGGACAGGGCTTTGTCGTACCATTTGATTTTGTCCATGGGGTTTGTTTCTTAGGCAATAAAAAAATAGGGCCATGCGCTCTCCGGCTCCGTGCCGGTGCATGGCCCTATGGTTTTTCCATTCAGGCTTCGTATTCTGTTGTGGCGGGTTTGGTGTTGCGGCCGGACTTATTCAGTCGCGGCCGCTGATTCGGTCTCCCGTCCATTCGTCACTTTCGTTGTAGCACCTTTTTTATTCCGCTGTCAAATTTTCGCGCGGTGGATAACTTTCCGGCCCGGGAGCCTCTCGAGCTTTTTGGCGAAAGTTTTGCCCTCGAAACCTTCGGAAATCGGGGCCTGTTTTTTCCGGGAACCCTGCCGGGCGGCCGATTCTGGATCTTTGGAACCTATCGAAACATTGGGAAATTTGCGAGAGCGTCGCCGGCCGGATCTTGAGCTTCGAAAAGCCTTATAATTCGAGGGTCGAGCCTGGCCGGCGGGGTCGGTTTTGGATCTTTCAAGCTCTGCCGGCTACCCGAGGCCAATGGCCCGGTAGGCGTCGTCTACGTCCTGCTGCTGGTCCAGCCTGACGTGCGGAATTATGGTTTCGCAGTCGGTCGGTACGCCGTTCTTTAGCTTGATGCTCATGTCTCCCCAGCCGGTGCGCTCGGCCAGCTTTATCAGGTTGAGCCAGCGGCGGTCGACCGTAATTGTTACTTTTTGCTCTGTTTGTATCATTGGGTTTTATACGCCTACGACTTGCCATTGCCGCAGGTTGTTTTTTACCATGTGTAAAATCAAATAAACTAAGGCGTCGACGAGGTCGTCGTGTTCCTCGATTCCGAATCCTAAAAGCTGCAGCAGCAGGTCTTCGCAGCCGTGCCGGGGAAACAGCACGGTGCCGTTCTTTATGTAAATCACGGCCGTCTTCAGTCTGGCCATTTTGTCTCCGATCGGCTTGACCCCTTCCACGGGCAGCCCTTCGCGCTCCATTTCACCTATGGCCGCTTTCTGGTACTGGACGTCTTCGACCAGGAACGTGTGGACGCCGGCCTTGGTTTCCAGTATGGCCTTGGCGCGTTCTATCAGTTCGTGCAGGTCGATGCGCTCGTTGATCGGGTCCGGCTGGATAAATATCCGCAGGTGTCCGTCGACCTCCGCGGTCTGACCTTCCACGCCGGCGGTAAAGTCCGCGGTACTCTTTTTGCTGATTGCCAAGTCGAAGGCGGTGGCGGTGTCTCCGAGTTCCGTCTCTGCCGGCGTCGCGTCGTAGTAGTGAATCATTTCCTCGGTTACGACCTGGCCTTCCTCTGGCACGATTTTTAGCAGGTACTCGCGCTGGTAGGTCACGGGGCCGACGTCTACCTTCAGCTGCTCGAGCGCTTTGGCGTCCGGGTACTTGGCGGTCCAGGTGCAGCGGCCGGCTTTGTCGACCAGCGGAATTTCCCAAACCTTGAAGCGGGGGTTCTTCTTGAGCCTGGCAATTAACGCGTCCGTGTGCAGCTGGTTGCCGATAATAACCAGCTTACGGAATGTTTCGTCCATGGCCGGTATTACTTCGTTCTTGACCCAGCGCTCGGTCTTGTCGCGGTTTTCCTTTTTGCGGACCCACTCGAGGTCTTCCGGGTCGTCTATCACGACCAGCCTGGGCCGGTACTGCCGGTGCCTGAGTCCGCGTATCTTTTGGCCGCGGCTCCGGGCCAGTATGCGGACGCCGTTCGATAGCAGCATGTTCTTGGCCTGCCATTCTTCCTCGCTCTCGAGGTCCCAATCGGCCACGAATTTTCCGGTAATGTTACCGTAGTCCTGCTTTATCAGCAGGTTGTTGTCCAGCTCGTTTTTTATGTTGGCGATGTTTATGCCGGCCTGCAGGCTGGTGTCGGCTACCGCTAAAATGAACGGGTAGTCCTTCGGCTTTTCCAACGCAGCCCACAGTATCAACGCCAGCGAGCCAATCGTCGACTTGGCGCTGCCGCGGAAGCCCATAACCAGCAGGCTGTCTATGCTGGTATCGCTCATGTCGCGCATGAGGTCTTCGTGGAAGTCTGCCGGCTGCTGGTAGAAATAGTGCGGTAAATAAACCATACAGAACCCCGGCAGCGTTTGGGCTAACACGCGCCGCGTCTGGTAGTCGCTTATGGCTTCGAGCCATTCCTCGGCTGTGTAGCCGTTACGCCTTGGCAGCTCCGGGCTTGGTGCCGGCAGCGGCTGCGGCTGGTTTGTTGTTTTGGCTTGAATGTCCATCGGGCAGGGTTTTTATTTCTTTTGCGCTTACGGTTTTGACGATTCCCCACTTTTGCGCGGTGTTGAGTATCGCCTCTTTCAGTTCCGGCGGCAGCGGCTGGTTGCGGTGTGCTTCGATGTCTATCGCTCCCAGGTTCCGCTCGAAAATCCCCAGGTCCATTTCCGCGTTCAGTATCGCCAGGTCCAGCTTGATAATTTCGGTTAACGCGCGGATCTGGTCCCGGTAGGCCGGCGGTGGCGCTCCTTCTTTCTGCAGGTCGTCCGTGTAGAATGCTATCCGCATTAAACGCTCGTACACGAGGCGGTGGCGCTCCTTGATCAAAGCCAGCCGGTCGCTGCTGGTCTGCCGGTCCACGCGGTCGCGCATGTCTCCCCACACTTTGCGGACCAGGCGGCCGACGTACACGCGGTGCAGCGGGTTGCCGTCGGCCGTCTTGTAGTTTTTCCGGGCCAGCGTTTCGACCAGCGAGCGCATGGAAATAAGCGGGTTAACCGCTAAAACGTCGCGTATGGCGTTCTTGATTTCTACTTCTTGGTCGTGGTCTTTTTTTGGCATTTGTTTTGGTGGTCGCTTTGGTTCGTTTTAAATTACGCGCTCGGCTTTTCCGTCAGGGTTTTTAATTTATCCCAACGGGCGCGGATTCGGTCGCAGAATTTCGGGTCCATCTCAATGAGGAAGGCCCGGCGGCCGGTCTTTTCCGCTGCGGCCATAGTGCTGCCGCTGCCGGCGAACGGATCCACGACAATGTCGCCGCGGTTGGTGCTGTTGCGTATCGCTCGCATGGCCAGCCAGTCAGGCTTTTCTGTTGGGTGCAGGTAGTGGGCGGTAGCTTTCCGCGGCATGTCCCATACGTCGTACTCGTTCTGCGCGTGGAATTGGTGGGTGCCTTTCTTCCAGCCGTAAACAATCGACTCGGCGGTCTTCTTTTCCTTGGCGCCGGCTGCCTTGGCTCCGCGCAGGACCCATTCGTGCTTGTAGCGGTAGTCGTTCCAGCCCATGGACGGGACGTTCTTGACCCAAATTATCACGCCGTGGTGTTCGATGCCTTGCGGCTCCATGGCCTGCAGGAAGGTTGGGTAAGAGGACCAGCCGCTGCAAATGTAAAAACTGGCGCCGCTCTTGGCATGCTGGGCCATGCGTAAAAAGGACAGCTGGATTAAATTCCAGAATTGCTCCGGGTCCAGGTTGTCGTTGGCGATTTTCTCCGTGCCGGTGTCTTTGAGGTTGTCGCCGCGGCTGTGGTAGTTTACGTTGTACGGCGGGTCCGTGAATACCATATCTGCCTGCTGCCCGTCGAGCAGCTTTTGCCACACGCGTTCGTCTGTGCAGTCGCCACAAATTAAGCGGTGCGGCCCTAATTCGTACACGGTCCCGGGCTTGCTGTCCGGTTCCTGGCCTTCGATTGCCTCGCTCTCGGCTTCGGTCAGCGCGTCTTCGATCGGCTGCAGCCTGGTGTCGAGCAGGCGGCTGATTTCCTCGGTCTTCATGCCGGTGCGTACTTCCAGGTTGGCGCTGCCGCGCAGCCCTACCAAAATGTCGGCCAGCTTTTCGTCGTCCCACTTGCCCTTGATCCGGTTCATGCGGATGTTGAGCTGCTTTTCGTCTTCCAGGGACAGGTCCAGCGGTACGCACGGGACCGCGGTGTCAGCGCCTTTGCCTTGCAGGTTTAGTATGTCGTGTCCTTTGGCGATTAAATCCAAAAGTGCGAGCCGGCGCTGATGGCCGGAAATTATCACGTTGCTGCGGTCGCCGCTCTCTTGATCGTTCCGGGTATTAATAATAATCGGTTCTATGAAGCCGTCCTTCAGGATGCTCTCCTTGAGGTTGGCCATTTCCTCTGCCGGCATAAACCTGGGATTGTAGTCTGCCGGCCGCAGGTCGTTTAGCTTTACGTATTGGGTCTGCATTGTGTTAGAACGAGCGCAGGCCGGGGATCCTGCGATTCCCGGCGCTGCCGTTTAATAATTAAAATGTTTCCTGTACGAACCTGTAATACTGCCAGCGTTCGTCTGCCTTGGCCGCTTCGGCTTCCTCGGTTTTCTGCGCCTGCTTCAGCACGTTCTGGCGCAGCGTGAGGCGCTGGGTCTTTTGGTTCTGCTCGACCAGCAGGGCCTTCTTCTTTTCGCGGTCCGCTTTGGTGTGGCTCTTTTCCAGCTCCGCGATCTGCTCGTTCAGCTTGGCTATTTCCGCAGCGAGTTCGTCGCATACCGTCTGCAGCTTTGGCGTGACCAGCTCTCTGGCGTAGGCTGCATCCGCTTCGTGCTGCCAGGCTTCTTCCTGGGTTTTTTCCAGCAGCTTTTGTTTAAATTCCGGGCTGAGCTTTGGGTTCTGCTTGGCCGGGTCTGCCGGCTTCAGATGCATGTCCATGTCTTTTGGTTCTTGTGTCATAGGGTTTTGCTTTTTAAATTTTTAATAAATTGTTAAAAGTTCGCTTCTTGTTCCGCTGCGGGTTTGCCGCTTTCCTTGGCCTTGGCCAGTTCGGCGTGGAAGCCGTCGGTCAGCTGGTCGTGGCCTTCGATTTTGTCCAGGGTCTTTTCGAATACTTCCTGCAGCTGGGTGGCGACTTCGTCCTTGATGTCCCGGATCCTGGCGTCCGTGTTGTGGTCCAAGGTTTCGGTCCGCTCGATTTGCACGAGGGTTTTTTCCGAGCCGTAGTCTTCGGTCCGCTCGAGCTTGATTTCCACGGTTAATTTTAGGGGCTTAACTTTGGGCGCGGTTGCTGGTGTGAGCTGGCGCTTTTTGTTGCTGAAAAACATTTTTTTATTCTCCTCGGGTATAAATAATAAAGCACTCGATGTCGACAAATTTCCCCAGGTACTGCCTGCCGGCTCGCCGGATCTGGTCGACGTGGTCCGGGTCAAAGCCGAAGAGGTGGCCGCGCTCTATCCAGTATTCATAAGGCTGGCCGTAGCGCAGGATCGCCTGGTGCCTTTTTGGTGTTGGTTTTTCATTTTGGTCCTTCATTGGTTGGTATCGTGATTGTTACCTTTACGCCTGGCTTGGCTTTGCTATCGACCGTGAAGTCAAAGCTGCCGGCGACGTTCTTGTCGTTGTAAAATAGCGCGTCCGCTATTCCCTTCCACACGTTGTCGCTGTCCGGGTGCGCGTGGTTTTTGTAGGTTATAAAAATATCCATCCGGCACTTTCTCTTGGTCTGTATTGGCTTGAGCTGCCGGCCGTTCGTTAAGAGGGCGCCTGCTTTGCCGTCATCGCTGATAATTACCGGCAGGCCGTACAATCGGGTATGCCGGTCAAAATGCGAGCGCACGTAGTCCTTCCAGGCGCTGTAACGCCGCACTCGCGGCTTCCAGAAGCCTGCCTGGGTGCTGCGCTCGTAGGGTACCGGGTGACCGTCGCTGGCTTCGTGGTTGCCGGGTATCGTGAATTGAATCGTTTGCATGGTTTTGTCCTTAAGCGGCCGGTCGGTTCGGCCGCTTTTGGTTTATATTGGTCTGTGTTTGTGCAGCCGCCGCAGCTGGTTTACCGTCTCGGCGATTTGCTGCTTTATGCGGATCCGGTTTTTTCTGGCGCAGCTGTAGCCTCTGAATTGTTTTAATGCCCTGAGCCGGTCCGTTAGGTACCGCTGCTGTTCGTGCCAAACTTTGACCGTGATTGGTTCCAGCATTTTGTTAAGGGTTAGCTTTGTAAAATGCGGCGGCAAAGTGCGGCGGGGTTATGGCCCGGATCGCGGCGCGGCGCTGCTTCCACGGGAGGCCGGCCAGCTGGGATTCGTACTCTTTCGGGCAGACGGGGTCTGAGGCGTTCCGGTAGTGCCGGCTCTTGTATTTGTACTTGATGCTGCTGCCGGTCAGCCACAGCGGCGGTTCGGTATAAAGCCTTACTGGCTTTTCAAAATATCCCCACAGGTCGGTCCGCTTGCTGTGGCCGGCGCCGTAGTGCCACGGTTCGAATGTCAGCGCCGGCTGTCCGATAAACTGCCGCAGGAAGCCTACCGGGTTTTCCAAGGCCCAAAACTTCAGCTTGCCGTGGGTCCGCACGTGCCAGATAATTTGCAGGCAGGCCCGGACCACGCTCATTCCTTTTTCAAAGTCCCGGGGCCGGTTGCCTTTGGCCAGGGAGAATTCCGTGCATGGCGGCGCTGCAAGTATGCCGTGGATGTCCTTTATCGGCACGTGCAGGTTTTCCAGCGGGTCCGCTGCGGCAAACAGCAGCAGCTCCTTGTTGTGCAGGTCGGCTTTCGTTACGTCGTACTGCGGCAGCGTGAGGTTTATAACCTGGTAGCCGGCGTCCTTGTACGGCTTGCTCCAGGATCCGGTGCCGCCGCAGAGGTCGAGAATGATTTTCTTACCGTTCTGCATGGCCGTCGGTTTTTACTTTTTTGTACTTGACCGTAATGACCGGCTGCCACTCGTAGCCTGGCTGGTCCGGGTAGTGCATGGTGGTTGCCGGCTCGCCGCGCAGCAGCTGGTTTATGGCCACGTCGCTGACCAGCTCGCGCTGGTTCTTTAGCTCTGCCTTGGCTTCCTCGATCGCGTCCATAATGTTCGGGAAGGCTTTGGCTACCGATTCCAGAATTTGCCGGCGCCTGGTATTCAGTCCTTTTCCCTTTTCGACCAGGTCCTGGTATTCCTGGTTGTCTTCCAGTATGTCCTTGAGCTGGGCTTTGTGTACGCGCAGCTGGTTTTTGATTTCGATTTCCTTGGTCAGTTCTATTTCTAATTGGGGCATGGGTTTGTTTTGTTAGTTGCTTTTCCTACCTGGCCAGGATCCTGGTCCAGAATTCTATCGCCTTGGCTACCAGCATCCCGAAGCCGGCGCAGGCTGCTAAAAATACCAGGGCGCCGGCGATGTTAATTGCGACCGCGGTCCAGTAAATTCCCGGGTGGCGCTTGCGTAGGTAGCGTTCGTATTCCCGGTAGTAGGCTTTGCGCGACGTCTCTATGTCGCGCAGCGCTCGCTGCATTTCCGGATCGAGGCTCTGTTTGTTACTTTGCTTTTCCATCTTTGCCCAGCCTTACTGGCACCAGCTGGTAAACCCTGGCACCGCTCTTAAAAATTTCTCTGATTGCCGCCTGCTCGCTCATGGGCAGCGCGTAGCTTTGCGCGTCTCCGATCTGCCGGCCGTACACGGCGTCTCCGTTTCCGGTCGCTTTCGGGTACTCGACCAGGTACCGTGCCGGCTTGGCGGCTTTGGCCTGCTTCCTAGCTGGGCTGGCCTTTATCTTTTTGCCGCCGTATACCGGCAGCTGGTTCTTGATCTTGTAGCTGGTTATCATTGGCTCACTCCTTTCAGCAGCGCGTCGCGCTGTGTTATTAATTTTTCGCGCCGGTGCCACAGCTCGCCGTAGTAGTCCTGGGCCATGGGGCTGGTGTTCTTCAGGTCGTCTGTTAGCTGCGCGATTTCGATGTTGAGTTCGTTGATTGTTTTGGTTTGCATGGGTTTGTATTTAGGCGCTGAATAGTACCTGCTGGGCCAGCTGCTGGATAGAAATTCCAACGGGCGGGGCCGGCTGCAGCCTGGGCTTCGGCTTAGGCAGGTCCTCCTCTCGCAGTACCCGGCCTTCGACTATGGTCAGGTTCGGCACTTCCCAGGTTGGTTCGTCGCTGGTGAAGTCGGTTATCCGTACCTGGTAAAGCTCCGGCTGCCAGTAGCCTATGTTGTGCTTGGTGACCTTGCTGACAATCGCGTACTTCGGCACCTGCCGGCCGCGGAGGAATTCGGCTCCCTTGGTCGTCAGGCACCAGTTGCCCGGCTGTCCCTTTATCTTGGCAATGAGGCCGTGGGCGCGAGCGAAGGATTTGTTCTTGTTCATTTGCACGGTAATGCAACCGGTGGCCAGCATTTTTTCCACGCTCCACTCCTTGGCTGATACCTCCAGCTCCTTGCCCGGGTGAATGGCGTTGATGCCCTTTTTACTAATGGCTACCGAGAAGGCCCGGACCAGGTCCGCGATTCCCTTGCTGATAGCCAGCGCGTAGGTTGTCGTCTGCTTGCAGCACTCGCAGCGCTCTTTTTTGTATTCTTGTTTTGGCATGGTTTAGTTTATTAAGTATTTTTTATAATCCCCGTTGTTGAAGGTGGTCCAGGCTCCGAAGCCCTTGGCCGGGTCTTTTTCTCCTCCCCAGCGTTTGAAGATCTCGTAGCCGGCGTCGATGTTTGTCTTGCAGTCGAACAGTTGCGCCGGTTTGAAAATCTGCTTATTGATCCAGAGGGTATTTATCTGCAGGTACCCAATGTCGAGGCTCTGGTCTTTGTTGCTCCAGTTTATGGCGTCGCAGCTGCCGCTCTTGTTTTCTGCTCGCTGTATGGCCAGCATGGTCTTGCAGTTTGGTCCGAATTTGTCGCAGAGGTACTGCTGCTCGGCTGTTAGTGGGCTGGTGTGCTGCGCTGCCTGGACCTCGCGGATTTCCGGGGCCGGCTTTTCGCGCCTGGCTACGTATACCGGGGTCTGGATCCGTACCCTGACCGGGCTTTGGAAAACTATCCGGTGGGTTTCGAAGAATTTGTTTACCTGGTAAGTGCCTATCGCTGCCGCGGCTATGGCCAGGAGCAGCCCTGCGGCTCCCAGCTTCCAGCTGCGGCGGTTAGTGGTTTGGGCGGTGTCGGTCTCCGCCATTAGGGTTTCGAGTTCTTGGTTCATATGGTTTTTTGTTTTAGTTTTTTTATTTTTTTACTTTCTGATTGCTGACTTGAAGGCGTCGCCGGCTCTAAACTTTGGCGTGTAAAGTTCCGGGATCCTTATCTTTTGCAGGGTCCTGGGATTTACCCCGAGCCTTGCGTTGCGGTGGCTCCGTTCAAATTTTCCAAAGCCGCCAATGTTTACTTTGATTCCCTCCGACACGTAGTAATAAATTAATTCCAGCGTGTTGTTGAGCATGCGCTCGGCTTCGGTTACGGTTATACCGAGTCTGGCTGCCAGCTGCTCGATAAATTCCATCTTGTGAATTTGCTTTTCCCTTTGCATAGTTTTTCCTTGTTAGTTATTTAATCGTGAACCTGTCCCGGATTTTCTTTTTTATCGCTTCGACTCGCGCCAAATTTTCCCGGGCTTTTGGGTCCCTGGGTTTTTGGTCCCGGTTCCCATTATTATTAATTCTTGTATTGTCACTGTATTGTCTTATATTAGGTTTAGCGTTTATGTTAAACCTCGCTGCGTTTGTGTTAAACCTCTCTTTTTTAATCCCGAGGTTGTCCACAACTTTTCCCCCTTTTGGCTTTATGCTCTTTTTCGCTCGCCTTACTTTTATCCGGATCCCGTAGGGCGTGTGTTCGGTTTCGATGTACCCTTCGGTCTTCAGCCGCGTCAAATTACGGCTCACGGTCACTTCGTGGACTCCCAGGTCCTGGGCTAGGTTCTTGAGCTGGATCGGCTTACCGCCGAGGACCCAGCCGTCACCGTTGTCGTCGATTCGGGTGATGCGATCGAGGCACCACATAAATTCCCATACCGACTCTCCCATGCGCTTTCTGTGGTTGTCTTTTAGTAGGCCGTTGGATATTTGGATATAAAAGCCTTTGAACATTTGTTTAGGTTTCCGTTATTTGATTCGGTTTTTGCTCTCGATCCCTGTCCGCTTATGCCCTCGCGGTAAACGAACAGGGTCGAGAGCAAAGTTCAAACGCTATCTGGCCGGCACTTTTTTAGCGCTCCGCTTTACTCTTTTGCGCCAGCAATTTCTTTTGTAAGGTCCGGAATTCGTCGCGGGTTACTTCGGTTATGGTCTTGATGTTGATGTCGTGGACCAGTCCGAGGTACCCGACCTGGTTTTTCTCATCGTCCGGTGCGATGCCTTCCTTTTGGTGCAGCAGGCTCTGGAGGACCTTCAGCTCTGCCGGGCTGATTTTCTCTGCCGCGGCCCTGGCTGCATCCTTCTTTTCCTGCTCCGCTCGCTGTTCCTCTGCGATCTGCTCCGGGGTCTTTTCCGGTTCAGGTTCAGGGTTCTGCGTTTCGTGCGGGTCCAGTTCCGGCTGCTTTGGTGCTTCCTGTTTTGCCGGCATTTTTTGCATCTTGCTCAGCTGGTTGTATATGGCCTCGAGACTGCCTTCGTCCTTGATGTCCAGGCCCGTGGCTACCTTCACCTGGGTGGCGAAGTCCTTGCTGTAGGGGTCGACTCCCAGCCGCTTGGCTTCGGTCATAATGCGGCGTTTGACCAGGGTGTAGTCTGGCGCTGCGGTCTTGCCGCTGGCGTTCCACTCGAGTATCTCCTTGCCGGTTTCCTCGGTTATTACGAATTCCGGGCGGCCCATAAACAGTCCGGTTCTGTCCTTGCCGGCCTTGGCCAGGTGGTTCATGTCGACCACGAAGTTCAGGGTCAGTTCGTACTCGAAGCCCTCGCGCTGCACCTCTTTGAGTCCCAGCTTGGTGACCTTCTTCTTGCCGCTGCTGTCTTCGTCCATCGCGTAGTCCTGCTTGGTCCGCATGGTGATTAAAACGTGGGCGGTACTCTTGAGCATGCTGTCGATAAACTTGCGGTGTCTGGGCGTTACCTTGGCCCAATCCTGGAACCTGCCGCCGAGCTGGTCGACAATGTCGAGGCAGCCGCCGCGGCCATCCCATTCGTGGGTCGCGCTGTCTAAAATAATTACTTCCATGTTGGCGTCCTCTGCCGCCTGTATCGCTTCAATGTAGCGCTCCGGGCTGTAGGGTTCGGTCATGGTTATTACGTTGTAGTCTCCGAGCTGCGCGTAAAGGTCGCCGCTCATGTTTTCCGTGTCAATCAGGCAGACCTTGCTCCAGCTGCTGGCCATTCCCCTGGCCATTTTTAGTGCGCTGTAGGTCTTGCCGGATCCGGACGGGCCGGATATCCCGATGCGTAGCTTTACCTGGCTACGCTCAGCCTTCCTGATTTGGAATTTGCTTGGCATGGTGCTTTCTCCTGTAGTGTTCTCCAATTAATTTTTTAACAATCGATTTTAGCTGGTCGTACTTCTGCTCGCGGTTGAGGCGTATTATCCATCCGCGCTGCCGGCGGCTGAGGTCTTCGGTAAATTCCCATAGTACCTCGCTGCTCCAGCTCGGAAGCTGCTCAGCTAAAAGGTTTAATAAATAACTTCGCTCACCAAGGGTCAATTTTCGCTTGTCCATTCTTGTCTCCTTGACCCAGGCCAGTAGGATGTTTATAATTAAATTGCTTTTTCCTGAATGGCCCTTTTCCCGGGGGTCATTTTTTTATGACCTTGAATACTATCTGGCTGGTCAGGTCCTGCCGGCACTCGCTGCTGTGGTAGGTGCCTACGCAGGCTGTGTAGCTCATGGCCCAAAGTGCCAGCCATGCTGCTGCGAATATCAGCGTCGCTTTCGCTGTCGCTTTTACTAGTTCCATTGGGCTTCCTTCCTTACCCGGGCGAGCTTGATCTGCGCCAGGGGTTTGCCGTGCTGCAGCAGGTAAACTACGAGCTGCCACTCGGCCTTGCTTAATTTTTTGATGTCTTTTTGTGTCATGGGTTTTTGCTTAATGGCTTTGCCGGTTAATGTTTGGGTCCCGTCCGGCCGGGCCGACCTTTGCTTCGCTTCCCATCCCGGTCCCCAAGGCTGGCGCTCTTGGGTCCCGGATCGAAGGCTAAGACTTTTTGTCGATCGCTGCTGTTTTGGTCATGTAAAGGTCCATCTCTTTTTCCGGTACCCTTATGACCGCTTCTTCGTTCTCCTTGCGGCAGCGTTCGTATGCTGACTCCGCGACCTTCATCCGCTTGTAGGATTCGATCGCGTGGAATGTTGCTCTGTCCATGGTGCTTTTTCCTTTCCTCGGTTAGTTTGTTAGTCCCACCAAAATCTCAGGATCCGCTGGTGGTCTCTGGTGCTGGTCTCTTGAAATTCGTCCGGCTGTATTTCGTGGACCAGCTTCGCGAAGTTGACCGGGCTGGCCGCGTTCAGTCTGAAGACCATGGTGTCGGCCTTGTTCTGCCAGTAGGGCCGGTCGAGGTCTACGTACTCGAGGCCGATCTCTAATTTTTCAATAGCTGCCTCTATCGCGTCGCGGCCGGGGCAGTTGTTAAATTCTCCGGCGGCGATTTTGTTCTGGCTGGCTGCTGTCTGGTTCATTGCTTTTTCCCTTTTTCCAAATAAAAAAACCTCGTCTTTCGACGAGGCTTTTGGCCTTTGTTTATAAGGTTTTTTTAGCTCCTACTTCCCGTGGCACTTCTT